CACGTTCCGCGACCCCACGTTCCAGCGCCCCACCCGTTGCCTTGAACAACGCTATCGATGCCGACATTGATCTGATACGCCGAGGTTACCGAACCTCCTCCATTACCGGAGTCTGAGCTATTTGCTGTAACCGCTACGGTAATTGTGTAGGTGTTAGATGTCGGAACCGTTTGAATTTCGTACTCTTTATTAAGAACAGCCGCCGTTACTGTTCCGCCAAGAGTTGCCGCGCCAGAAAAAGTAACAAAATCTCCTACAATAGCGCCGTGACCGTTGTCCGTTACGGTAACTGTAGAGGAACCATCGCTAGCCGCAAAAGTAGTTGCGCTTGTAGTAGTGGTTCGAAGAGGCGTTACGTCGTAATAAGATCCGCCTTCTTCCACATAAAATTTCTTGTTAGTGCCAATGCCCATAAGCTCACTATTGTTAAGCGTGCGCCACGCGTGAAGCGATCTTGGAGTGCCCTCAAGGGTAGAACTAGCGTATTTTTCCCAACCACCAATTTTTTCGGGATACCCGAAACGAAATCGAACTTTGTCACAGTCGTTCCAGCCGCCTTCGTTAGAATAGGCGGTGGTTTCTGTGTTTACTCCGGGTTCAAACTGAAGTTTTGTAAGGGTCATCCGACTTCCAGATGCCGTAAATTAAGAAGGTTTGGGGTGCGCTGATTTTACAGCGGCAATAGCGTCAGCCCACGTGCTTGTGTCGTTGACGCCGTCCCAAAAAATCATGTCAAGCTGGTCGCCAATCGACGGATATGCTGCGCGGCGGTTTGCCGCAACCCGCGCAGCAGCAACCGCTTCGTCTGCTTTAGCGTCAACAGCAGCAAGTTCATCTGCCGTCGGTTTGCTTTTTCCCTGTACAGCCCATTTCGTAATTTTGATGCTGCTGTCGTCCTGTTGGACTAGCTCAACTTCGTCGAAAAAATCGACCTTACGACCAACGTACGCTTCAATCTGGTTCGCTATTTCTGCCATTTATGCCACCTTTATCGCTGAGAACCCGGCGTAATAGATGGCTGCATTTCCGCTGCCGTCGCCGTCATTGAACATTGCTTGCACGACGATTGTGTCACCGGCAGATAGGGTGCCGATGAAGTCAGTCGAAATTGCGCCATATCTCTCGGAAAGCGTATTCCGAAGCTGCCCGTTTGTTCCGAGTGCGGTCGAGCCGCCCTTTAAAAAACGAATGTATTCGGCTTCGCCGTCGTTTCCGATAGATGTGTAGTCGGCAGCTACATATGCCAGAAGTTGATATACTCCGCCCTTGCCCGAGGGCACCGTAAATGTTGTGCCATCAAAAACGGTGCCTGAATCGGCAGTTTCTGTGAACGCGACGTTTGTAAAAGTTGCACGACTGATCGTCGTGGTGCCTTCAAAGACATTGCCACCACAATAAACTTCGAGGCCGGAGGCAGCCGCCTGAAACGTCGGAGCAGAACCAGAGCCGTTAGATGTTAAGACGTGTCCGTCAGTTCCAACAGCGGTAGCCGCAACCGCGCTTGTGCCGTTGCCGTAAAGTACACCGTTGGCTGTGAGAGTGCTTGCGCCCGTGCCGCCATCAGCTACCGGTACATCCGTGCCTCCTGCGCGATAAACAAGATTACCTTCTATGTTAAGATTACCTGCGCTGGCCCTAGTTACAGTAGTGTCCGTGGCGTTACCCACATTTATTCCGGTAAATTGAGGGCTATCACCTGTTCCAACCCCTATAGAAGTCCTTAGAGTTGCGCCGCTTTCTGCAACCGGGTCGGTCGTGCCGTCACCTACGATCATTTCGCCGTCGCCCAATACCGCCATTGCAGTAATAGCGCCAGAACCAGAGCCCAGCAGCACTCCGCCGTCGGTAAAGGTAGAAGCACCTGTTCCGCCGTCTGCCACAACAAGATCAGTAATACCCGTTACCGAACCACCTGTGATGTTTACCGAACCCATCGTAAGATTGTTTGTAAAATCATATACGATAGCGCCCGATCCACCGCCATCCGCATAAATTATTTTAGTGTCGCCATTAGAGACACTTACGTTAGCTCCGCTACCTTGGGTAAAGGTTGCGGTCTGACCCGAGCTATTAACGACAAAATACAATTTGTCTTGGTCATTTGGGCTAATTGTAATGGTGTTTGTGCCAGAAGGAGATCCCCCTAAGACAAGAACCTTATACATGCCATCAGTAAGCGAACCATCCGAGGTCGTAAGCGTATGACTTGTGCCGCTTAAAGTAATCGCGCCCACGCCGTTAATGGCACGATCAATAATGTCCATGTTAGTGTTTGTGGTGTCACCCCACGTGCCCGATTGATCTCCGGTGGCGGGTTTTTCAATTCCCAAATTTGAAGTATAGGAGGAAGTCATTACTCTGTCCTTATGCCGCTATATCCGCCCAACTTGGGCTTTGACTTGGTGATACACCACTCCAGCTTGGGCTTTGACTTGGTGCCACACCACTCCAGCTTGGGCTTTGGTCGGGAACTATTGTTCCCCATACGTTAACTCTACCAGAAGAACCCGTCGCGGACAAACCACTTACTTCGATCCTTGTCACCGTCGTTACCGCTACAGAGCCCACAGCGGCTGTTGCAGAAACGCCCGTAACGGATACATCCGAAGCCGCGCCTACGGTGACAGAACCAACCGTGCCCGTGCCCGCAACCCCCGTAACCGACAACTCTGAAGCCGCCGCGACGGTAACGCTTCCTACGGCTCCTGTGCTGGAGAGACCCGTAACAGGAACATCCGAAGCCGCGTCTACGGTGACAGAACCAACCGTGCCCGTGCCCGCAAGACTCGTAACGAGTACAACCGTCGTCTGAATTCCTTCCGCTGAAAACGGAGCTTCTGAAAACGACGACAGCCCAAACATTGTTATTCCTAAGTATTAGCTTCGATTGAATTATGAAACGGTGTGAGGTTTTCGTCGGTCCAAAAATCCCAGCCGACTACAAGTTTCAAATGCTCCACGTTTCTTGCGACAACCGTCGGATCATCTGCGTATGCATCAGGATCAGCGGCGACTTCATTGAGAAGAGTCACGCTATCCATCGCAGCCTGATAGTGCCGTGCAATTTTCTCTGGTGTTTTTACTTCAATGTCGGCCATAACTTTATTCCTTAGTTTTTTTATTACGACGGTTTTGTAGGCCACACTGGATTAACAGGATCGCTAGTATTTGCTGGTAGATCACGTAGCGCCTGACGATATGTCGTCTCTGCATCGCTCATGGTGTGATCAGAAACTCCCCACCAATCAGTGACGGAAAGACGCTTATTGCGTTCTTCGCGCAACGCCACCCACGGCTCATTTGCTGTGAGACGCACGATCTCTGCATCAATTTCGGCGTCGGTCGGCTGGTCGATGTCGTTACTATCCCACCTAACGGTGTCGCCGGTTAATACCCACTCAGCGGCGGGTGCAAGGCTTAAAAGAGCGTTCGCTTTTGTTGCCATTTTTATGCCCCGATCTCGATAAGTGTGATGGTTGAGGTGGCATTGCCGCTGCTGTCGTTGCGCTGCGCTGTCACAGTTCCGCTTTGATCGATGCGCTTAAATTCTGTGTGATAGGTCGTCGCAGATGTGCTGCTTGGGCTGTCGAGGTGTTGGATGAAATGCTGACCAAATTGGTTTTCAGCGTTTGAAATCTGCATATATTCTTCAATTTCGGTGCTGCCGCGAACAATGCGTAGCGCACCCCCAGCACGTCCGCCGACGCTGCTTATCGACTGCGACACAAGTACCAGAACCTTGCTTCCAGTTGCGCTGGGCGTGATTGCCGCCGTTAGGTTTGTGTCCGCGTAAGTCGTACTGGTGGATGTTGCTGCTGTTGACGTTGCAGCCGTCACGACTTGCAAGACTTTACCTCCAGCCGCAGCCGCTTCCCAACCCGCTTCACCGCTGGCATCAACTGTAAGTACATGATTTTCTGTAGCAGTAGTGTCTTTAATAGACCAGTTAATACCGGGAATACGGAACTTAGTTATGCCGGTATCGCCTAACGTAATCTCATTCTCGACAGAATTACTGGATGGATTCGCGTTGAAACCTAGTATAACACATTTGTTATTTGTAGCCGTTGCCTTGCCCGATCTTGGGCCGATGATAATGTTATTGCCGCCAGAGACTAAATTTTCTCCGGCCTCGTCCGACCCAATTACGATATTGTCAGCGCCAGTTGTCAGAGATTTTGCTGGGTCGGGGCCGATGACAATGTTATCTGCCCCCGTTGTAATTTCCTCACCTGCTTTGGATCCCAAAAGTGTGTTGTTGCCCCCGGTGGTGATGTCATTTCCGGCTTTTTGGCCTACAGCAGTGTTGCCTGCAATGCCGCTGTTAAGGGACGAGAGAGCAAGCTGTCCAACGCCGGTATTCGCGCTAGTGTTGCCATTTCCGGCGTCGCTGCCCAAGTAAAGCGCGTTGCTTCCAGATGTAGCTGCGTCTGATAGGCCGTTGATGGAGGTAGCTCCGCCACCACTGGCGTCGGCCCATGAAATGTCGGTGCCGTCCGACGTCAGAACCTGCTCATTGCTTCCCGGACTCAAAAGCGCCGATGCGCCCGAAGCATTGCCGTATAGTATTTTTCCTCGCGCAATTGCATCAACTAGATTTAACTCGGCGGCAGTCGAGGTCACGCCGTCTAGGATATTGAGCTCGGCAGTCGTCGAGGTCACGCCGTCTAAT